AGGTTTGAATAGTTCGTATGGTGGTGGCGGTGGTCGTTATGAATATGTTTGTGGAAGTGGTGCTAATGTTCTTGGTAATTCAGGTGATTTTGTTACAATATCTAACGATGGTGGTAATATATATTCATATCAAAATGGAGTGTCAAATGGTAGTAGTGCACAAATACCTGTTCTTAATGTAGGACAGTCATTATATTTAGGTAGTAGTTTTAGTTTTTCTCTATGTTCACTTGGTGTTGGCGTATCAATAAATACATTTGGATGGTCTAGCTTTGGTGGATTTATGAGTACTACAGATATGGGTACTTATCAAAGTATAGTTAATACATTTATGACATCAATTGGAAGAAACACTTATTAATATGAAAGTATCAATTTTAACAACAGAACAGAAAGACATTTTATATAATCAAAAATTTACTTCAACTGAATTTTTCAATCCGGTTCAAGATGTGAACGAAGATTGGGTTATAAGTGAGATAGAAGTGAATAATTGTGTTAACCCTAATTTTATATGGGTAAAAGATTTAGTATTAACTGATTGGTTAGGTCCGTATATCCCACCAACAATAGAATAAAGTAAACTATTTATATAAGAAAAAATATATTTAAATTTGTAATATGGAAAATAATCAAAATAATTTAACGGTTTGGCAAAGATTATCCAGAGCTTTTGGGCCTAACGCTTTGTTGAATCAAGACTACCCCACGTATTCTTTAGACAAGAAAGAGTTGTTGAAAACAACTTCACAAGCCGAATATGAAAGGGAGAAACTACAAGCACAACAGACATACTACTTAGCTAATCAATGGACAAAGATTGAAAGTAATTTATATACTCAAGCGGTATACTATGAACCAACTCGTTTAGCGTCATTCTATGATTACGAATCTATGGAGTACACTCCGGAAATTAGTGCAGCACTTGACATTTATGGTGAAGAATCAACCACAGTTGATGAAACCGGACATATGTTAAGAATTTATTCTGAATCAAAAAGGGTAAAATCAATTTTGGATGATTTGTTCAATAACGTATTAGATATTAACACCAACTTAACCATGTGGACAAGAAATACTTGTAAGTATGGTGATAACTTTGTTTATCTCAAATTGGATTCTGACAAAGGTGTGATTGGGTGTCAACAATTACCAAACATCGAGATTGAACGTCTCGAAAGAGGAATGGCAGCAAAAGCAGCAAATTTAGAGGAACCAGTTGAAAACAAAGGTTTGAGATTTAAATGGAAAGCTAAAGACATGGAGTTTAACTCTTGGGAAGTAGCACACTTCAGATTATTAGGTGATGATAGAAAACTTCCTTATGGTACATCTATGTTAGAGAAAGCCAGACGTATTTGGAAACAATTATTACTTTCTGAAGATGCTATGTTAATTTATAGAACCTCGAGAGCACCGGAAAGACGTGTATTCAAAGTATTTGTTGGTAATATGGATGATAAAGATGTTGAAGCGTATGTACAACGTGTTGCGAACAAATTCAAACGTGACCAGATTGTCGACGCCAAAACCGGTAACGTTGATATGAGATTTAATCAAATGGCGGTTGACCAAGATTACTTTATTCCGGTACGTGACCCAGCACAGACGATGCCAATTGAGACATTAGCTGGTGCTCAAAACTTATCGGAAATAGCTGATATCGAATACATCCAAAAGAAATTATTGACAGCTTTACGTGTACCGAAAGCTTTTTTAGGTTTTGAAGAAACAGTTGGTGATGGTAAAAATTTATCCCTTCAAGATATTCGTTTTGCGAGAACAATCAACAAGATACAAAAATCCATGGTTGCTGAATTAAATAAGATAGCTATCATTCATTTATTTTTACTTGGGTTTGAAGATGAATTGTCTAATTTTACCTTAACATTAATTAACCCATCGACACAAGCTGATTTATTGAAAGTTGAGGTTTGGAAAGAAAAAATAACATTATATAAAGACGCTGTTACAGCTATTGAAGGGATAGCACCGGTATCGGTATCTTGGGCTAAGAAAAATATCTTAGGATTCTCAGATGAGGAAATTAAACTAGACTTACAACAACAACGTATAGAAAAAGCTGTTGGTGCTGAACTTACAAATACAGCAACAATTATCACCCATACGGGTATTTTTGATAATATTGATAAGTTATACGGAAATACATCTGGGTCAACAACCGGAGGTGGTGAAGTACCACCACCATCACCACCATCACCAGGTGGTGGATTAGGAGGACCACCAGAAATGGGTGGTGGGGAAGAATTGGGTGGACCACCAGAGACACCACCAGGACCAGAACCGGGTGGGGAAGCTGGAGTAACACCAGAATCATTTAACAAAGATAATCTAAAAATATTATTGGAGAACGATAGTATGATTGAAGAGGGTTCTTTTATTGATTTATCACGTGGAAAAAATTCTTTGGGTGAAATTGAGAAAGAATTAGGAAAACTTCTTAAAGATTGATATTTATAATAAAAAAGATTATGAAATTCGGTATATTAAAATCAAGAATAGAAAATGTTTTGTTAGAGTCATACACTAATGATACGTTTAAAGATGAAATTAAAAATTTCAAAAAATTAGTGTTGGAAAACAAAAACATCAGTAAATTATTTTATTTATATGATGAGTTGAATTCCCCAAAATCATTAAATGAATCTTACGCTCGTGAGTATATAAACGAATGTATTAAGATATATGAAAATACAGTAAACAAAATAAAACAATCAGATTTAAACAAAATAAAATCTTGGGTTGGAAATAAAAATGTTGATAACTTATATGAAAACATTGATACTTTATTTTCATCTGATGTCTTAACAATAGATTCTAAAATTAAAAGTAGAAATCAAATTGTAGAATCTTTAAAACGATTACCACAGAAAAAAACTCAAGGTGTTGAATTACCTTTGAGTACAATGGTCAGTGTCGCTAACAAAACAATTAAATCTTACATTGACTCTCTTAACGAGTCAGATAAAAAAGAATTAATGAAATTATTAAGTGAGGATGACACAAAACTTAGTTCAGAATTTGAAAGTATTAAAGAGGGTGTCATTACCAAACTTAAGGAAATGAAAAATGCTAACACTGATTCTTCAATGTTAACAAGAATTGATGAAACGTTATCAAAAGTAATTTCAGAGAAGTATGACAAACTTACTTACTTCAAACTTAAAGGACTTAAAGAAAATCTTTAATTATCGTTTGATTTAAATTTTTTCTGAACATATTTGGCTTTATTCAAACCGTCACGTTTAATTACTGACGGTTTTTTATATTCTTTACGTTTTACCAGTTCAGAACTTTGTCTTGTTTTGATTATCTTACTTTTATAAATCTTTAACGCTCTTTCGATGGATTGAGAATTTTCTACTTTGACTATAATCATATATTGTATATATCACAAATATAGTGAAAATTTGACATCAGACCTAAAAATTCTTACATTTAGTTATTAACAATAAACATTATAATATGAAAATTAATGAAAAAGGGGAAAACCTCTCAATTAAAAGGTTATAAAGTAGCTAAAGTACTTTATGGAACAGTCGACTCAGTCGATTTAAAATCCTTGTATTTAAACATTCAAACATGGGTAGAACCAAAAGAAGAATATGAAAATTGGAACCGAGTGGTTCAAAACATGAGTAGAAGTGTAAAGCACTCAGTTTACGAAACTTTAGATAAAAATATTTTTGAAGAAAATTTTATAGTAGATTTAGATTTACGTTCCAGTGGTCTAAATCTTGGAAAAAAATCATTTATGAATTTAGAAGTAAATTTATACACAAACAATAAAATTTTAGATTTTAAATCAACATTAATCAAAGAAGAACTAAAAAAAATTACAAACGAAATATTCAAAAGAAATTTTTATAAAAATGAATCATTTGATTTTTATTTAACAAAAAAATGTAAAAAGGTTGAAGATTTGTTACAAACCGATAATGTTTAATATTTATTATTAAAACATAAATTATGAGTTTGAAAATATTACAACCAAATCAAACAGGAAAAGGAATACTTATCGAATATGACGCGGGTTATGTGTCCCCAACAGAATCAAGAAATGTTGAGGTTATCCGTGAATCGAAAGATATGTTAGACCATTCCAAACCATTTGAGTTTTACGCTGTTCTACAAAAATATAACACACCTAACAGAAACGGTCGTGTATACCCCGAAAAAATTCTCAAAAGAGAAGCTGAAAATTATAAAAAGATGATTAATAAAGGTATAGCTCTTTCCGAGTTAAACCACCCAGAATCTTCTTTAATTGATTTAGATAGAGTTTCTCACGCTATAACTGATGTATGGTGGGAAGGAAATGTGTTGATGGGTAAAATTAAATTACTTACATCTCCGGGATTTCATGAAAGAGGTATCGTGTCAACAAAAGGTGACTTAGCAGCAAATTACCTTAGACAAGGGGTTACATTAGGTATTTCATCAAGAGGTGTAGGTTCTCTTAAAAAGGTTGGAGAACAAAATGAGGTACAAGATGATTTTGAATTAATTTGTTTCGATTTGGTATCATCACCATCCACACCAGGTGCATATTTATTTTTGAATAAAGATGACAAACATTTATATGATGAAAACCTCGAGGAAGAGAAAAAAACGAATATTGAGCGACATATTGGTGATTCTGGAAACAAATCACTTGACTTAATGAAAAAATTAAACGATTATTTAGGATATTAATCTAAATAACAAATTATGGACGAAAAGTATTTTATCGCAAAAATTGCAGTCGAGACTTCGGATAATGAATCCGGAAAACTAAAAGTGAAAAGAGAAGAGAAATTGGTGAGTGGTTACAACCCAACAGATGTGGAAGCTAAAGTTACAAAAGTATTTGAAACTTACACAATGGATTGGAGAATCACAGCTATTGTTGAAAGTAAAATTGATGAGGTGATAGAGTAAATTTTAATTCAATAAAAATAAAGGGAACATTTAGTTCCCTTTTTTTATGCTTTTATTTTTTTGGTAATATTTATCAATGTATAAAAATCCCGTCGTGAAATAAGTAAAAATGAACTTTTTTCATAATGGGAGATATTTATATATTAAAATAACATTAAAACAAAAAATGGCAAACGAAAAATCTTTAGTTGAAGAAGCTATCATCCAAATGAAAAACTTGGAAGAAGCTGTCGCTGAAAACGCAAAAGGAATACTTGCTTCGACAATGTCGCAAGAAATCAAAGATTTAGTAAAAGAATCTCTATCTGAACAAGAAGAAGATGAGGTTGAAACAGACGTTGATGTTGAAGACATGGATGATTCTGACGATACAATGGACATGGATATGGACGATGAATCTGAAGATGATATGGATGATACTGAAATGGATAATATTGATATGGACTTCGGAGACGAAATGGACGACGAAGACGATGTCATTGATTTAACTGACGCAGACGATGAAGAAGTTTTAAGAGTATTCCAATTAATGGGTCCTGAGGATAACATTATTGTTACTAAGGATGAAAGTGGCAACACCCATTTAAAAGATGAGGAAACTGGAAAAGAGTATATGATTGTCGGTGAAGGTGAAGAAGAAATGGATGAATCTTGGAACGAAATGGACGAAGAAGAAGACATGGAAATTGAAAAAGAAGACATGGAAATTGAGGAAGAAGACATTGACGAAGAGACTATCGAGTCTATTGTAGAAAGAATGTTTGGTTCTGATGACGAAATGGAATTCGATGACGAAGAAGATATAGAATTCGATGACGAAGAAATGTTTGAATCTGACGAAGACATGGACGAAGAAATGTTTGAATCTGACGAAGACATGGACGAAGAAATTGTTTATGAAATCGAAATGGAAGATGAGGAAGAAGATGAGTCAGAAATAGAAGAATCTCTTTATGAATCTAAGAGTAAAGCAAAACGTATTAGTACTGGTAAAGCATCCAATTTCAAATACGACAAAGCTCCAAACTTAAATAAAGGTTTTGATACAAAAATGAAAGAAGGTGACAAAACTATGGGAACCGGAAAACCAAGATTTACTTACAAAGACGGTGAAAACGCTGGTAGTAAATTTGGTAAAAACAAAATTGTTAAAAAATCTGAAACAAAAGAGGGTACTTTAATGAAAAAATCTGAAACAAAAGAAGCTTCAAGGACTTTAGGTAATGGTTCAGCGTTTAGAAAAGGTGGTTTACCAAAACCAAGAGCACACTCAAAATTTAACGCTAATATTAAAGAAAACACATCTAACACTGAATTAAAAGTTTTAAGAGAAAAGAACGAAGAGTACAGAAAAGCACTTAACATTTTTAGAAACAAACTTAATGAAGTAGCTGTGTTCAATTCTAACTTAGCTTACGCTACACGTCTTTTTACAGAACATTCAACTTCAAAACAAGAAAAAATAAACATTTTAAGAAGATTTGATAGTGTTGAAACTATTAAAGAATCTAAAAATTTATATCAGACTATCAAAAACGAGTTGTCAGATAGTGGTACTAAAACTCAAACCGTTAATGAGTCATTAGAAAGAAAAATTGCTAAAGCACCTTCAACAGGTTCAGCGGTTAACTTAATTGAATCAAAAACTTATGAAAATCCACAGTTCTTGAGAATGAAAGATTTGATGGCAAAAATTAAATAATAAATAAACTTAAAAAAAATAAAAAACCAAAAAAATGGGAGCATTATTAGAATCAGGTCTTGTTGGTAATATTGGGTTAAAACACC